CTCTTTCAAAATGCTCGTAAATGGCATTATGAAGAGTGGGTGGTTCATGACCATTGGCGCGAATACGACATTGCAAGTAATTTGCCATGTTATGACGTTAATCATGCTCGAATTCACCGATGAGCAAATAGTTGACCAGCCATTTGCTGCGGGAGGAGATGATGTTCTCCAGGACCTGACAGGCACAGATGTTGAAAAATACAAAGCTGTCAGTAAGTCTATCGGTGTTGAAATTGAACTAGAAGAAGTTGAAGGTTTGGAGTTTGCTGAGTTTTTCAGCCAAAACTTGCGGCGCGACGAGAACGGCCAATGGCAGTTCTTTATGCAACGCTTTACCAAACATATCGAACACCTAAAAGTTAACAAAATTGAGGACGTAGGTGGTGCATTGCTCAGCCACATGGGCAATTACCGTCACGATCCTGATAAATTCATCTTTTTCGAAAACCTGTATCACGAGCTGAGAGCGGTTCATCCAGAACACTTTCCACTCAAACCACTGAAATCACGACAAACTTTGTTGGCTATCCAATATGGCCATGAGTGTTTGGGTGGGTGGTAAGTCCGAGTTGTGTTGACCTGAGCAGGTCGGTAAAAGGTTCCTGCAGTCCTGTCTGCAGCCTGGTGGTTGGTTGGCGTAAAAGAAATTTAGAATGAACAACGAACTAGGAAATTATACAGGTCCTTACTGGTCTGATGGTAAATTACAAACCTCAGTCGAGTTTGGTGAAAGCGAGGCTATTAACGGTCTTGATGAACTCAGCAGATTGCATGACACTGTTTACGCACATTACCCTGATCGCGCCCATCGCGAGGCGGCTGATCGGTGGTATGCCGAAGAATGTAAGAAACTTACAGGGATGTATCCCGCTTTGGCTGGCCGTGTTGTCAATTACGGTAATTATGCTGTTAATCAAGCCAAACAGTTGGCAAGTGATGTAGCGACATATTCGTTTCTTCCAGGAATTGGAGGAATTATCGGAGCAGCGAAATTCGTCGTCAACAACATCTCCAACAGTCAGAAAATGATAGACGGTACTTATCTTCAAAAGGAAAGAAAGGACATACTTGATCTCTTTGAACGGGATCCGGCTAAGAAGAAACAGCTTCCCAGTAGTACAAAAGTGGAACCTGGTGATGTCGTCCCGCGCTCCTCAAAGAAGGAGGCAGCCCAAGTACAACCCGAGAAGAAGGGACCGACCGCGACTATCATTAACAATGCGAACACCATACAACGACAAAAAGAGAAGTTTGAGGCTTACAATCAGTTATATAAAGAAGCACTTGAATCAAACCTCAATAAAGGAAAAACTAAACATATATCAGAGTACCTGAAACCCCGCAAAGGCCGTATAGCCGATGCGACTTTAGGTCGAAAGAGGAAATTCACCAAAAACAAAGTTGTCCCCAGTTAGGAACATGCATTTTATTATTGGAGGTGGTAGGCGTAAAAGAAAAATAATTAAACATAACATTCTACCATCATTTATATCAAAATGGCTCGACAAAAGAAATCGCAACAAAGTCGAAAGACAGCTTCTCGCTCTCTCAGAGCACCGGCTTCATTTGGTCCAGTATCTCAAATCAATACGGCGCCAGTCTCAGTTGGAAATTCCGTACGAGGTTCGAAACCACGTATTACACAGACTACAAATGGAGCTCGAGTTGTGGGTCGAGACTTTGCATTCGCACTTAGCAGTAGCGCAGCAGCCGTCACAGGCTGGGAGATCATCGGCGGTATGCCTTTGACCCCATGTGCTCTGCCTTCATCAATACTCCGC